GTAAGGTCGGAGCCAAGAACTGGGGAAACAAGAGTAAAAAATGAAGATAAGTGATTTTCAGATCACCAATCACGACAAGTTAGATGCAATCCTGGTGCGTCTTTGTGAGATGGTTGTGGAAGGTCAGTACAAAAAGAAACTTAATCTTGGTGTAGTAGCGGCTGCTGTACTAGATCCTGACAACAACTGTGTTGTGGGTATCAACTATCCCACACAGGACGGTCGACGTGTTCACGGTGAGCGAGCAGCCATTGACAGCTACGAGGCCCGCTTTGGAGCCATCCCGGCCGGCAGCATCATCATCACAACCTGTAGTCCTTGCACTCAGCCCATGGCCGAACGGGCTGGCATCAACTGTAGTGATCTAGTGGATCAAGTGGGTGTTCATAAAGTGTATGCTGGCTATAAAGATCCCACACAGGATTTTGGCTCAAAAAAGTATCATATTGAAATTACTCGTAACACCAAAATTCAAGCACTATGCAAGGCATTTGCTGACACCTTCCTTGATGAAAATCTAAATGAACTCAACTTCTTGGGTAGTCCTTGCACCCGAGATTGCTCAGGTCATCGTGCTGGTTATGCATGGAGTCAAAGCAAGGGCGGAAAGGTTGCACAAAGCCCGTTTAGTCCCAGTTTCAATAATGGCAGCCAACTTCACGTAGACGGTAAGTAAACACATGAGTTTTCTGATAGCCAACATACCCCCTGTAAAATGTTTTGTACGCAGAGAGTTTTTATACAACCACGAACATGGTCACGGTGAACTAGAACCTTGCTACTGGGTTACAGCCAAGGCCATAAAAGGTCAAGCCTTTAGAATAGAGTGCATGTTGACCGAATACGGCGCACTGTATGACAAGTTGCCTATCAGTGCCTATGTGTGGAAGCCAGTTGAACCCGATGCTATGTTGGAGTTAGACCACTTGCAGATCTGGGACTGCCTGGGCTACGATATTGCTGTGTTGGAAAAATCAAACTTGCGTGGACTCAAGGTCAAATACTACGGCAAGGACAAGGCGTTCCATTTTGGGCAGTACTTGTTTACCATAGACTTTGCTGCACCGGATCACAATAGACTGGATGTTTCATTTAGTGAAGGTGTGCAGGAGCACAAAAGTTATAATTTTATTCGCCTGGACAATGGACAGTTTGCATGTCAACCCAACAATCGTTGTTTATGGTATGATGTGAGCTTAGTACCGGCTGTGTTAAAAACGCCCGATTTCAAAATACCAACCGAAGTGTACTGTGTAGAAAATCGGGCCAAGTGGTCTGCGGGTGGTGACGACTCATGGTTTTATCGAGGTACCGATACAGAATGAACGATTATCCAGTATACCCAGAACAAAACGGTGAAGAGGATCGTAAACTTAATCCTTATGCACCAACTTAATACACTACCTTAGGACGTTATGCGTTACTAGTGTATGCCCGGCTGCTGGGCTGAATACTATGGGAGTCGTGCCCCGGAATGGTAATCTAAAGTGAGCTTTACCAAAACTCTCTTGCTTTTTCTACATATCAGTGTATAATAGTAAAACTTACTTAGGAGAATCAAATGTCAGACCGCGTATTCACAGCAGACCAAACAAATAAACTCACACAAATTATCAATGAAGGGATCACAGTCATGTCCGAAATTGAAACTTTAACCGGCGGTCTCAATGACACAGTCAAAGCCGTTGCAGAAGAATTAGAAATCAAACCAAGCATTTTGAAGAAAGCTATCAAACTAGCACACAAATCTGAATTTGGTCGTGAGCAACAAGATCATGAATTGCTTGAACAAATTTTAGTACAGGTTGGCAAAACACTTTAATGCAGGAACAAGCTCTAGTATACATTCCAAAAAAATTTACTAGAAAAAGCTGGCTGGGCAAATACTGTTTAAGTCCCTTTGTCATGATCCAGGTCGGAGTAGATGGTAGTGTACGACTGTGTGGGTGCGATACTTGGCAACCGACTACAGTGGGTAATATTCTCACTGATAGTCTTCAAAATATTCTAGCCACACAGTTATCCGCCGACGTTAGACAAAGCATTATTGATGGTACCTACGAGTATTGCAATGAAAACTTCTGCGGAGTAATACAAAACAATGGCTTAAACACCATTGATACTGTGCCGCCCAACGTCAAAGAATTATTACGTGACAGTAGCCAATTTGTTATGCCGTATGAAATTAGTTTTCATGGGGACATGATTTGTAATCTCAGTTGTCCTAGTTGCAGAAAGCAAGTTATCAAACCTGCACAGGATGAACTAGCACGTTACGAAGAAATTGGCGACCGTATGTACAATAATTTGTTTGGTCAGCCCACAGATCAACGCATACATGTCATGCTCAGTGGCACAGGCGAAGTATTTGCCAGTCCCATGCTGTTAAGATTCCTACAAAAGTTTGACCTAGCAGACTTTCCAAACTTGGCATTGAGTCTTAACACCAACGGCTTGTTAGCCGAACGCAGTTGGCCGCGTATTCAGCACATTGAATCAGCCGTGAAGAAAATCACAGTCAGCATCGATGCTGTTACTGCTGACACCTATGAACGATTACGTCGTGGCGGTGCATGGCGTGACCTAGAAGATTCAATGACGTTTATTCAAGCAAAGTGTCAAGCCATTGGAGCAAAGTTACACACTCGTATGATTATACAACAAGCAAATTACAAAGAAGCTGTGGAGTTTTATTATTGGTGCCGTGCTCGTGATGTTGACTGTGTGGAGTATTCGCAGGTCACTAACTGGGGCACATGGACCGCAGAAGAGTTTGCCCACGAAAATGTATTTGAATCCGCACATTCAGAACGAGCCAACGCACTGGCTGTTATTGCTGAATTAAGAACATTTAACAATGTATGGTTTGAAGGGGCTTTTGTTTAATGTCGCAGGCCGTATTTACATTTACCCATCCAACAAGTGGATACGTCGAAGAGATCCGTGTAGACTTACTTGATTGGCCTGGAGCGCGAGCGTGGATGTTTGCAGTGTACTTAAATTCTTGTGAACGGAAGATTTATAGTTTACGCAATTTATATCAACCCCCAGTCTGGGATAAGCTAGCACCAATATATGAAACATTGTTAACCACAGTTAATGATCTTCAAAAAACAACATATCCGTACCAATTTCCGATGCCATCTACCGTCGATAGAGTCGATCAAGCGTTCCTTAATCACCTGCACAGACATTTTACAGAAAGTTCATTGCATCTGTGGAGCCCAACTACAATTGACTACCGGACAGATAAACACAGCATCAACCGTATATTACAACAGCTTAATTCTATAATACATACGCTGGAGTATTATATGATTACTAAACAAAAACAACAGTGGAATAATTCTATTAGTGAGTTATGGCTAGAGGCCGCAGGCGATCAACAAAGTTTTTATATAGACCCTTATAGATGGAATCATCATGGATTTGAACATGCTGACTTGGTATTAGATGCGCACATCTTAGGAAAGACCTTGATTGAAAGTTACTATTGTGGTGATGATCCTACTCATTGGGACACTATGGGCCATAATCACACTAGTGGTGGATGTATGATGCTGTTAAACGATACTCGTAGTAGAATTTATGCTAGTGAAGAATTCAAAACCTGGTTAAGGAATCACAATACCAATTACGATCGTGTGTTTGGTGATTGGCCGTTAGGAACATTTGTTGAGGGCTATCGAGAACGAGCAATTAAATTGTTCAACACTCCTGATATTTCTAGTTACTCTTGTACGATAGAGATTGCTTTTTAAATTAAAACAGTGTAAAATAAGATATATAAAAATGAGTCGCTCACGTTACGAGCATGTAGAATGGCGAACCAGCCATAAGTGGAGAAAAATTTGAGTTATATTGATGCATTATTTGATCGTGAACACGATCGTATTCATGTGGTTGAGCGTAGAGATGGCAAACGATGCTATCAAGAATATCCTGCCAACTATGTTTTTTATTACGAGGATGGTCGTGGCAAATTTCAAAGCATATTTGGCACGCCAGTAAGTCGATTCAGCACACGCAACAACAAAGAGTTTCGCAAGGAAATTCGCATACAGTCGGGCAAGCAATTATACGAATCGGATATCAATCCTGTGTTCCGTTGCTTAGAGGACAACTACAAAGGTCAAGACGGGCCTCGATTACAAACAGCATTTTTTGACATTGAGGTTGACTTTGATCCAGAACGCGGATTTAGTCGACCCGAAGATCCATTTAATCCAATTACCGCTATATCAGTTTACTTAGATTGGTTGGACCAGCTGGTCACCTTGGTGGTTCCTCCCAAACACATGAGTCGAGAAACTGCTCAAGAGATTTGCAATGAATTTCAAAACACTATCTTGTGTGAGCGTGAAGAAGATATGTTGGCAACTTTTTTAGATCTAATTGAGGATGCTGATGCACTGTCGGGATGGAACAGTGAAGGCTTTGATATTCCGTACACTGTTAATCGTGTAACTCGTACATTGAGTAAAAATGATACCAGAAGATTCTGTTTATGGAATCAATTTCCTAAACCGCGTACATTCGAACGCTTCGGTGCAGAAAATCAAACATATGACTTGATCGGTCGTGTGCATATGGACTATATGCAACTGTATCGCAAGTACACATATGAAGAACGTCATAGTTATAGCCTGGATGCTATTCTTGAATACGAAGGCCTAGAAGGCAAGACCAAGTTTGAAGGAACTCTAGACCAGTTATACAATCAAAACTTTAAAACATTTATTGAGTATAATCGACAAGACGTTAACGGACTGGCGCAGTTAGATAAGAAACTAAAGTTCTTGGATCTAGCTAACACCTTGGCACATGAGAATACTGTGTTGTTACAAACCACAATGGGCGCTGTAGCTGTAACTGAACAGGCCATTATCAATGAAGCACATGAACGTGGCATGGTTGTACCTAACCGCAAGGAACGCTATTCGGATGAGGATACACAGGCCGCAGGTGCGTATGTTGCGTTTCCAAAGAAAGGCATTCATGAGTATGTAGGTAGTATAGATATTAACAGTTTGTATCCAAGTGCGATTCGTGCCTTGAACATGGGTCCAGAGACCATTGTAGGACAACTTAGGCCCGTGATGACTGATCGTTATATTGCCGATAAGATGCGTAGTGGTAGTAGTTTTGCAGCTGCCTGGGAGGGCTTGTTTGGCAGTCTTGAATACGAAGCAGTGATGGCCTTGGAAAAAGGCACAGAGATCACCGTTGATTGGAAGGATGGCGAAGAGAGTGTACACAGCGCTGCCGAAGTATGGCACATGATATTTGATAGTAATCAGCCCTGGATGATCACAGCCAATGGAACTATCTTTACCTATGAGAAAGAGGCCATCATACCTGGATTGCTCAAACGCTGGTATGCCGAACGTAAAGAAATGCAGGCCAAACTAAAGGAGTGTAAAAATGCCGAAGATGAAGAATACTGGGACAAACGTCAACTTGTTAAGAAAATTAACCTCAACAGTCTCTATGGTGCTATTCTTAATCCTGGTTGTCGTTTCTTTGATAAGCGTATTGGTCAATCCACAACTCTTACTGGTCGTGCAATTGCCAAGCATATGGATGCGTATGTAAACGAGTGTATCACCGGCAAGTATGACCACGTGGGCGAAAGTATCATTTATGGTGACACAGATTCGTGTTACTTTACCGCATGGCCAGCTGTAAAAGAATCAGTTGAGAAGGGTGAAATGACCTGGACCAAAGATACTGCTGTTCAGTTGTACAATTCAATTGCTGATCAAGTTAATGATAGTTTTCCTGGATTCATGGAGCAGGCATTTCATGTGCCGCGTGATATGGGCGAGGTAATCCGAGGTGGTCGCGAAATTGTTGCCAGCAAAGGTTTGTTTATTACTAAGAAGCGGTATGCAGTTTTAGTGTATGACAAGGAAAACAAGCGTGTGGACACGCATGGTGAACCTGGCAAAGTTAAGGCCATGGGCTTGGACTTGAAGCGCAGTGATACACCCAAAGTAATTCAAGACTTTTTAAGTGAAATACTAAACGAAGTGCTTACAGGTGCAACACGTGAGCAAGTTATTGAAAAGATTCGCGAGTTCAAGTACATTTTTAAAGAGCGTCCAGGTTGGGAGAAAGGCAGTCCCAAGCGTGTAAACAACTTGACCAAGTATGGCAAGGAAGAAGAACGCCTGGGTAAAGCCAACATGCCCGGGCACGTTCGTGCTGCACTTAACTGGAACAACCTGCGTCGTATGAACGGAGACAAATATAGTTTACAAATCGTTGACGGTATGAAAACCATTGTGTGTAAGTTAAAACAGAATCCTTTGGGTTGGACCAGTATTGGCTATCCCACAGATGAATTGCATTTACCGCAGTGGTTCAAAGACTTGCCGTTTGATGACAGTGAAATGGAAGCCACAGTAGTTGATCAAAAGATTGACAACTTGTTAAGTGTACTGGATTGGGACTTGAAATCAGCCACC